GCAACGTCCAGACCACCAACGGTAAGGAGCGTATCGAAACCACGCTCCAGACCGACTACACCTTCGGCCTGGGCCTGAAGGGCTACACCTGGGACACCACCACCGGCGGCAAGTCTCCAACCGATGCCGAACTGGCGACCGGTACCAACTGGGACAAGACCGCCACCAGCATCAAGCACACCGCCGGTGTGGCTCTGATCGGTGACGCCTCCAAGTAACCCTGAAAGCTGAGTCGGGCCTAGCGCCCGGCTTGGCGAGGACATGATCATGAGCAACAAAAACATCTGGTATCTGCCTGGTCCATTCCACCAGTACCAGGAAGACGTGAAAGCACTCGCCAAAGCAAGCGGCCTGCGCATCGTCGACGCAAGCGTTACCGAAAGTCGTGAAGATGCCGCCGACGATGTGCCGGAAGTGACGACCAAGGAACGGCCGACGGTCCTGCTGATCGATGGCGGAAACTCCAGCATCAACATCGACGCCTTCCGTGCCGAACTCGAATCTGTCGGCCTGATCGTCGAGTCATTCGCTGATCAATCACTGGCGCGCCCTGAAGGCGAGCTTGGCCCGATCGCTGATCGCCTATTTCAGGTATTCGAGGCTGTAAATGCGGGCGTTGAAAGCCTCATCCGCGAGCGTGACGGTGAAGTCGAGAAGGTGAAAGCTCTGCAACTGCAGGTAGACGATCTTCTCCAGCGGGCCAACAAAGCCGGTCAGGTGGATACCGAAGCGAAGGAAATCGCCGACCTGAAGGCCAAGCTCGACGAAGCGAAGGTGCCATACCGGGCCAACGCCTCGAAAGAATCCTTGGAAAAGCTCGTCGCTGATCTGCCCAAGGCCTGATAATGCTGACTGCCGGTGACCCGGCGGCCAATTTTCAAACCATTCCAGCGAGTTGACGCATGACACTCATCATCGAGGACGGCACCGGCAAGCCTGACGCCGAAAGCTACGCGAGCGCCGAGGACCTGGCCATGTATGCCGTGAAGTTCGGCGCAGTTATCCCGGCGGGCGTCCCCGAGCAGGAAGCTCTGCTACGCCGGGCCGCGTTGGCGATGGATGGCAAGACCTGGAAAGGCCGCAAGATGAGCAGCGAGCAGGCGCTGGCCTGGCCGCGTCGGGGGCTTGAGCTGGACTGCCAGATCAAGCCAGACAACTACCTGCCAGCGCGCATTCAGTACGGCCAGATGGCCCTGGCCGCCGAGATTCATCAGGATGACATAGACCCAATCGACAAGCGAAAGGGTGCTGTAACGCTGGAGCGTGTCGAAGGCGCGGTAACACGCGAGTACGCCACGATTTCCAACACCAGCGGTCGACTGTTGCCGGCGGCGCCGGATCGACCGAGCGCGACGCAGTTTGCCGACTACCTTCAAAAGCGTGGGCTGTTCGCAGTTCGCGCATAGATTCAACGGAGACCACCATGGCCACCTTCTACGACGAAATGGCCGTGATGGCTCTGGAAATGATCACAGAGTTCGGCCAGGCAGTGACCATCAGCAAGACGGATCCTGGCGAGTACGACCCGGAGCTGGGCGGCGAGGCGCCGGGCGCAACCGTCGAGCAAATCGCCCAGGGCATCCTGCTCGACTTCACCGGCCAAGAGTTCCAAAACAACAGCCTCATCAGGCAGGGCGACAAAAAACTCAAGATCGCCGCGCAGGGATTGGCCTGGGTGCCTGGTCTGCTAGACAAAGTCGTGGCCCAAGGCCGCACTTGGTCAATCGTACCTCCTCTGAAAGAGATCAACCCCGCCGGCACGCCGATACTGTATGAGCTGCAGGTGCGGTCGTGAGCCGGGCAGGTGCTGGGCAGTCCGGCAGTTTTGCGCTCAGCCTGGCCGAATTCGCCGCCCAGGCCAGTGAAGCAATCGACGCGAGCCTGCGCGAGATCATCATCGAGATCGGCAGCAGCATCATCCGCATGTCACCGGTGGGCAACCCTGAGATATGGGCTGCCAACGTTGCTCATCGAGAGGCCAACTCCCGCGCTGCCGATGACTACGACTTCAAAGTCGCTGTACGAAATACGCTCATCAACCTGAACGAATCGAATTTCACGAAGGCTGGCAACCTCAAGCGCGGCGTGAAATATGCCAAACCGCTAACGAAGACCGAGCGCGACCAGAACTTCAGCGTGAATGGTTTGGTGGCTGGCCGGGACTATGTTGGCGGGCGCTTTCGGGCGAACTGGAATTTCTCCATCGGCTCTGTCGACAACAGCTTCCGCATTCACCCAGACCCGACAGGAACCGAAGCAACCGCAAGGCTTGTGGCGGGCGCTATTGAGTTCAAGGCCGGGCAGACAGCTTTCATCGTCAACAACTTGCCCTACGCAATTCCGCTGGAGTTCGGCCATTCCACCCAGGTACCCGGCGGCATGGTCCGGGTAACCGTGGCTCGCTTCCAGCAGATCGTGATGGAGGCCATCAGGAACAACCAGGTATGAGTCACGCAATCATCGCCTCTATCTATGAGGCCAAGCTGATCGCCTGGAACGCCGCCAGGTCGGAGAAGCTTAAGATCGTTTTCGAGAACACGGCGTACACGCCGGCGGCGGGCGAGACCTACCTGCGAGCCTTCACTATCCCGAGTGACACCGCGAGCAACACGCTCGGCGGTGATCACCGGCTGTTCACCGGCGTGTTCCAAGTCAGCATCATCACGCCGGCGGGCACCGGCAAAGCCAAGACGAATCCAATCGCAGTAGAACTGATAGATCTGTTCCCGCTATACGCCAGAGACACGAAGGGCTCGGTCACCGTGGTGACGATGTCGCCGGTCGACCCGGGGCCCGGCATCACCGGCGATTCCACCTACACCGTCCCGGTCTCGTTCTTGTACCGAGCCGACACGAACTGATCCCGCCCATTGGGCAAACCCAGAGACCCGCCATTGAGCGGGTTTTTTCACATCCGCAAAGAGGAAATACCCCATGGGCTACAAACTCCCGAACGGCGGCACCTTCCAGCACGCCGCAACCTACGCGACCGCACTGGCGTTCACTGCCATCAGCAACGCCGCTGAGGCCGTTGCTACTGTTGTCGGCGGCACCATCGCTGCCGGCGATATTGTTCTGCTCACTTCCGGCTGGAGCAAGCTGGATAGCAAGGTGGTGCGCGTAAAGGCAGCCACGGCAACGGCGATTACCCTGGAAGGCATCGACACTACCGACACGCAGGTCTATCCGGTCGCGGGCGGCTCCGGCACGATGCGCAAGGTGCTGACCTGGGTGCAGATCCCGCAAATCTCCGACGTGGCATTCTCCGGCGGCGAACAGAACTACCTGGATGTGGTGTTCCTCGAGGATGACCAGGGGAAGCAGATTCCCACCGACAAATCGGCAGCAAGTATGGTGCTCACCATCGCCGATGACCCGGCCCAGGCGTTCAACGGGGTACTGCTGAAGGCGGACGCCGGCAAGCAGATCGAGGCGGCGCGCCTGAACCTGCCCGGTAACGACACCCTGCTGTACGGCACCTACACGTCGTTCTCTAAACAGCCGGCAGTGTCCCGTAACAACCTGCTGACCCGTACCGTCAGCCTAGCGCTGCAGGCTGAGCCGACCCGCTATCTGACTGCGGTGGTGTAACCATGGCAAAGATCCGGATTGCGCAGAGCGCCACGTTCACCGCCCCCGTGCTGATTCCAATCGTCGGCAGCGCGCCTGAGAAGGTTGAGTTCACCTTCAAGTACCGGGATCGCGCCGAGCTTGCCGCTCTGTTCGACGAATGGAACGAAAAGCGTAAGAAGGCACAGGCCGCATTGGGCGATAAGCCGTCTTGGTCGGAAATTGTGGCCGTGGATACCGAGCAGCAAACCCAGCAGATCAAAGACCTGGTGGTGGGCTGGGGCTTCGATGACGAATACAACGACGACAATATTGTCGCGTTCGTGAAGTCATGCCAGGGTGCCGCCGAGGCTGTCGTGAAGGCTCATGAGGGCGCATACAGCCAGGCCCGCCTGGGAAACTGACCGACGCCGCCCGCGCGATGTATTCGCCAAGCGTGCCCGATGCGGTTATCGGCATGTTCGGCCTTGCCCCTGGCGACCTAGTTGAAGAAGTGGAGGTCTGGCCCTGCAACTGGCCGGCCTTCCTTCTTTTCAACCGCATGTCCACCCAGTGGCGAGCAGGCGCCGGCGGCGCCATTGGTCTCGACTATAGCTGCATCCGCGATGTGGCCGGGTTCCTCGGCATCAAGAAAAAGAAACTCGCTGAAATCTTCCCTGACCTCCAGGTGCTAGAAGGCGAAGCCCTGCGCGTTATGGCGGAGGAAAGGGAAAACAGCCCGTAACCGCGAGCACTTATTCAAGGTGAGTCGATGAACATTGCAGAACTCGGCGTCAAGATCGACTCGGCCGATGCAGTCCAGGCCAAAACGAGCCTGGATGAAATGGCGAAGGCCGGCGGTCGGGCCGAGCAGTCCGCCGTTTCGCTGATGAACGAAATGCAGGCCCTGGAAAAGTCGCTGTCCACCAGCGCCAAAACCACCCAGGGCCTGGCAAAGCAGCGTGACGCGCTTGCCAAGCTGACCAAGACCGGCGCCTATGGCGAGGCCGAGGCAGCGAAGATCTCAGCTCAGCTCGACAAGCAGCAGGTGGCCCTGGCCAAGTCTGCCATGGATGAGCAAAAGGCCTTGAACAGCCTGTTGGGGGCAATTGATCCGGCACGTGCTGCACTGGCAAAGCTGGATACCCAGATCGAGCAACTAGGGAAGCACCTGGACGAAGGACGGATTAGCCAGGAAGAGTACAACTCTGCTCTGGGTAAAATTGACAAGGATTACGCCAAGCTCGAAAAGACCACAACCGGCTTCGACAAGCTGCGCC